AGCTGTTTGGAAAACCACACTGAGAGATTTCATCTTCTCAAGTGTTTCATCAATTTCAGATAATAAAACTGTTTGACAAATTCCTTGGGGAGTGTCAGTAACTCCTGCCAAATGAAAACCCAATATAACAGGAAATTTTGACATTGAAACTATAGTAGCCATGCATAATCCATTAAAAGTATTAAAATTGCAATTATATGAAAAACCACGATATTCAGTATCATCCTTTCTTAAAAGATGAGGTTTCATACTGAAAGCATCATATTTCATGTTAGCAAGTTCATCTTTATAAATTAAATTGCCTGGCATAGGTTTCATAGAATGTGTCAATGGAAATAATTTCCTTAGGTCTCGTGTGTCACCACCCGAAGCTAAGAAAATAATACCTAGATCTGTTTTACCAATTCTCTGCATTATGTTATTTCCTATATACCTGTCAAATAAGTTTGGACCTTGAAATTCAGGATCATCCCTGATGATAGTGATTTTGTTATAATCCCTTTTAAGAACATGCCATGGCGCAAGCCAATAATTGGACTTTAAAGGGAAAATATCACACTTAGTGGCTTTACCAGTTTGATCATTTTTGAAAGTAGCATGACCGATATTTTTACTTATTAGAACCTTAACTTGTTCAAGTGTCATATTTGTCAATTCGGGACAAGTCAATATTGGTTTAACTATTGGAGTTTTCCACACGTTAACTTGTTCATCTTCACGAGGAAGCGGAACTGAAAACGCTGCACCTTGTTCATTGTTTTGCCAGCGCTTATAAAATTTGTACAAAGCATATAATGCAGTGACGATTGACATAAAACGTATAAGATTCTTACAGTGTTTCCTAACGGGTTGAGTTCTCTTCCAAAATTCATGGACAGTTTTTGTAGACATAGTCAATATATATTTCTTAGTTAATTCCACGTATGCAACAAGAATAAAAGTAATAGTTAATGAGAAATGAATCATTATAAACACTAAATACACAATTGTTGTCATGTGAAGAAACTTATTCACTATTTCAGCAAATATTATAGAAATAAAACC